CTAATTCTTCTGTTTCTGATTGTTTTTTCATATATTTTTATTACGTCTTTTTTTAATTAATAAATCAATTTGTCTTGAGTTTTTTTTAAGCATTGCACATAGGTAAAGAAAGTAGATGTTGATTTTAATCTCATCATCAAATTTTTCTTTATTTTTATTCACAATCTTATTGTGCTACAAAAAAACCTTTTTACAAAATCCGGTATTACTACCAGTCAAAAGTATTCCATTGCGTAAGTGAAATACCTATGACTAAAAATAAATTTAGTCCTGAAACATAATCAAATGCTACGATGTCTATGTTCCTTTAATAACAAATCCAGCACAAGCACATTAATTACAATTACTCTAACTTTTCTTAATTATTAATTTTAACGTGCGATTTTCGAATTACGCACGGCTGATTATATTCAGCATTAAGGGGAGGGGCAAATTAACACCCCCCTTTGGGCTAGATAGAATTAATTTAGTAGTTCTGGGTTTTCGTATATGTTTCCTATTACTTCACCATTAGCTGAAACATAATACATATTCCATGTTCCCTCCATAGGTCTTCCAATTCTTTCAATCCAAAAACCTGCGTGTCCATCATGCCAATATATTTTAAATATTTCTTTTTCTATCTTTACTATATCCCCCTCATATATCTCTACACCATTCTTATCTTTAAGTCCTGTGTATTGCATAAGATTTAGCCTGCTGTTTTTTATCTTTGCAGTTATTCCATATATTGTGTCTTTAAATAAGGCACAATATTGGTCTTCAATATATAGGGTCTCTACTTTCCACATGTCATTTTTTATTTTATCCCAAGCTCTAAATTTTATTTTTTCATTCATAATATTATTTTATCTTTCATGTATTGTTCGTTTAATGTCATGAAAGTATTTCTATTAGCTGATCTGTTACTTCTTGTGTTTGTGTTTCAGGTGTTTTGGATAGGTCGTAAAAAATACCTTCTCCCCCAAGGAATTGAATATACCATCTATCTTTCCAACAAATATCCCCAACATACTCAAATAATAAACTTTCTTTATGTTTCTTAGACAAAGCCCTCAACAGGTCGCCTACTGTAGATGGTTTACCGAGGTTTTTTCTTGGTACATCATCTGATACAAATCTTTCATAAAGAAAAAGTGTGTTTTTGTTTATGCAACGCATTGAGTCTGTCATTATCCACACTTCTTTATTTCCGAAAATATTAACTTCCACCTCACAACCCTCCTCCAAAGGTATAACGCCGTCTGGATATAATATTTCTTGTATTTTTTTTCTTAATTCTAAATTCATAATTGTTTTTTATATTTCCATTAATAATTACCTGCGCGTTCTTGTCTACCAAGTGCAACCATTCCAATACAAGTATGATAAATTCCAGTTACACGTTCAGCTTCGTTGGAGGTCTTCAATTTATTTTTTTAAACGATAACTTTTAAATCCAAATTCATTTTTAAACGTGCTTGGTTCTATATCCCATCCATCTTCTTAAAGTTCGTGTATTCGTGTATGAAACTGGGATATTTTTAAAGTATGCAAAAAATAAGTTCCTGGAAACCAATCGCCTGTTTCAAGGGCTTTTAATATTTTTAGTTTTTGTCCTGTTAGTGGTTTCATAATTAGTTTTCTAATGATCTGATAAAACTAATACGTTCTGCTGCATTAATCTTTTCTGCACTGTTTTTCCAGTTCCAGATGCCACCTATTTCATTAAAGATAACTTTATATGCTAAATCTCTTGATTTGTTTTTATCTAATGCAATCTCTAGTGCTTGTTTTTCTCCGATTGTTTCTTTGTTAAATTTATCATAATAATGCTGAACAGTTGCAATCTTAAAATTATAATCACCGAATGAATAGCAATGCAATCTTACACCTCCTATTTTTTGACAATTTTTTAAGTCTTTTAAACGTGGGTCAAATACAATAATTACTTCTGTATCCTCGTATCCTTGTATCTCTGCTGTTCGTAAATCATCTAATAGACCATTTTTAAGTTCCTCTATTTTTGTTTCAAGTGATACCCCTATGTTGTTAGTAATAACTTTTTCTTTAATCTCTGTAATAATTTTAGGTTCAATGTTTTGTTTTGCTATATAAAATCCTATTCCAACAAATACTATTGCTAATATAATTATATTTCTAGCAAAAAGCATAAATGATTTTAGTTTTGTTGGTCTTCTTCTTTCTTGTAATTTCATATTAATAAGATTTTATTATTTCTACTAATTTGCCTTCAACAATTATATAAGTTTTGTACATGTTATTTAACTACATTACCCTCTAAGTCTATATATTCTCCAGAGGCTTTTTGTTCTTCTGATAATTGATATTCCTTTACGGGTTCATCGCTACATAATCCGTTTATAAAGTCTGTTTCATTAAATGTCATATAATTAATTCTGATCTGGGTGAGTGTTATCATCAATATACTCTTGGACCTCTTCATCTGTAAGTTCTTCGTTGAATAAAAAATTTATTTCTTGTAAAATATTTATTGTATTAATCATATACATATATCGTACCATAATACGATTTTATTACTTATTGACGTTTCGTTTAAAGTGTTCTGTTACCTTTGAAGTGATAAAGTCTTGGTCAATTAATTCGTCAGTTTTCTTGAACCCGGCATTGTTACCATCGAGCCTTATTCTCTTATAGAATTTTTGAGTTTTCTTATTGAGTGTTACTACTCCCAGTATTCTAGTTTCTCCGAAGTTTTTAATATCACTGATCAGTGTTTTTTTTTGACCTGGAGTTAGAATTATTCCTTTTGATTTTTGTTGTTTCATATTTTTAAATGTTTTTAATATGGTATCGATTCTGGATCTATATCATCTTCTGGATACTCAATAGTATCTGATGATGCCTTTACTGTAGGTGTTGTGTCTTTTACTTCTTGGCTTTCTGTCTGATCTTTTCTTGATCCGAATTGTACATTTTCTGCGATAATCTCAGTACGATACATTTTCTTTCCTGACGTTGTGTCATCCCATGATTGCGTTTGCAAGCGACCTTCTACTAAGCATTGAGAGCCCTTTTTTAAATACTGTGCTGATGTTTCAGCCATACGTCCGAAGACTACGATGTTGTGATATTCTACGGTTTCTTGTTTTTGTCCTGCATCGTTTTTCCAAGTCCTGTTTGTAGCGATTGAAAAGTTAGTTATTTTCATTCCGCTTGGTAATGCTTTTAGTTCTGGGTCTTTTGTAAGATTTCCCAAAATTGTTGCTGAGTTTTTATACATAATTTTTATTGAGATGCGTTATCGTGCATCTGATTACTTACATATCGTTCTGCTTTTTTGGAACTTACTATTGATTGAATAAACATAACCATCGTTTTGGTTGCATCTAGTAAATTTTCAAAGTTGTTTTTGATATGATTTTGAATAATTATTTCTTGTTCTAACGGAGCAATTTTTTCTTTTATAATTGCTCTAGCTAGAGTTACTTTTTTGTCTGAGTCGTTATATATCTCTACCATAAGTTGAGATTCTAATTCATCTTTTTTACTTTCGTACAGATCTCTTTTTGCTCGTTCATAAGCAGCCCGAGTCCCAAGAGAAAACATATACCCTGTTAGTTTAGCACCATACTGAAGTAATTGTCCTTCTGGCATTATGTCTACGTTTCCTCTTAATACTTGATCTCTAATATCAAATATTTCTTTTGCAACAGCTTCTGATTTTCTGAAGTCTTCAGGCCTGATAATTTCTTTAATAAGTTTATCAGTCTTTTCCCTGCATAAGGTTATAAGTTCGGTAGTCATAATTCGTTAAAATGTTATTTCACCTAATACCTGCTCGACATCATCATTGAACTTAAATAACTCAATCCAAGCTCTTTCAATATCTTTTTGAAGTTCTTTTCGTGTAAGATTGATAATTAATAATTGTTTTGATTCCAATTTTATTCGTGCGTCATATGAAATAAAATCAAGTGTTTTTAGCTTTGGGTTTACTATAAAATAATGAATCAATTGCCAGTGATATTCTTTTGGTACTTTGTTTGATCTAATATACTTTACATGAGTATCACTATTAGGACTTTTTGATTCAACAGCATGTGTAAAGTCTTTTTTTAATGCGTCTGGT